ACAGACTGGAACTACTTATACACCTGTGTTATCTGATGAAGGTAAGTTAGTTACAATCACTAATGCAGCTGCAATTACTATTACCTTACCACAGAATAGCTCGTTAGCGTTCCCTATCGGCGGTAGATTCGATACAGTAGGTTTAGGTGCTGGATTAGTTACATTTGCTGCCGGCTCTGGTGCTACTTTAGTTGGTACTCCATCTTTAGTTACTAGAGCTCAGTATTCTGTGGTATCTGTGGTAAAGATTTCTACTAATGGCTGGCTTGTAGTTGGTGACCTTTCATGATTCCAGTAGGCGTAGGCGGTTCTACACGTAAAAAACTGTATTCCGCATTTAACAACGATGCTAGTAATCCACCTTCCCAAAGCTGGGCTACTGATCCTACAAATTATATCTTAGGACAAAATCTTAGATTTAGTAGAGCTGGTAAGGTTACGGCTGTTGGATTTAGACGTGGATTATCTGACCCTACAACTAGCAGGAAATTGTATTTATGGGATTCTTCAACTAGCACGTTATTAGTTAATGTTGCGTCTTCTGGTGAATCTGGAACTGGTTGGGTATGGGTTGAATGTGGACCTATTAGTGTTAATGCTACTGATTTATATGTAGCTGGTTATCAGCGTCCTACTAATTCTAGCTATAGATCTGTGAATAACGCAAGTTGGCCCGTGACCAATGGTCCGGTGTCAGCAATTTCTTCTGGGGTATACACAACTACTATGGTTGACCCTCCTGGTTCTACTCCTCCTAATAACTCATACCAAACGTCTAACTACTTTGCAGATGTAAAATTTCGCTAAAACACAAAAAGCCCGTACCTTAATTGGTACGGGCTTTTGTGCGTTATTTATAGGCTAACTCTATATAAGAGTTAGCCTTTATTTTATTTTATTTTATTTTTTCAGTAAACTTCAACTAATACCTGTGGATGGTCACTAGATTGCTTATCAAATAAATATTTTGTAGCACAAAGATTAGTAGAGCTAACTAAATCAATAGTGTATCCGTCAATAAAATAACCAGGTAAGTAGCTATTTAGTTTGGTCGCGCTCATATTGAAATCCCCAAACAATACTACCTTGTTCTTAGTCTGCCATTTTCCTACCACAGAAACGCACTTCTTAATTTGTTCGGTGTTATCAGGATCGCCAGGAGATAAATGTGTTACACAAAAAACAAATGGCGACCCTTTCATACGGGCACCTAAGATTCTCCTAGGCTGCCGCCCTACAGAGCCGACTGGATTCTTTCCGTACGGTAATGCGGCAGAGGACCTCCATTCAATTGAGGAGGTTTTTAGATAAAGCGCATTTCCTGATTTATTTCCTTCTGCCTTATCATTGCAGCCACCTGATTCATTAACATAAGTCATAGTAGAAAGATAACCAAGTTTTGCTAATTTAGCTTTAAAGGTTCTATGTTGTTTATAACATAGTTCTTGTAAACCAATTACTCCAGGTTTGTACATTACAACAGTATCCAATAAATCTGGCAGCAATTTTTCTGGGCTTCCAGCGTTACCATTACCATTTCTATCTACTGACCCATGAACATTCCATGTCATAACCAACATTATTTATACGCTTTCTCTAACAATTCAGTTCTTAAAGAGAGCTCTGTATGATTGACAATATAATAAACAAGGTGACGCATAGCATCGCACATATGCGGCATGCCAGGATAGTACAGCTTCATCTTTTTTAACTTATCGTCAGTTACAAAACCTTTAGCTTGCGCCGGAGTTTGAGCTATAATATCAACTTCATTAATTTCTGCATAAAGCTTAATAACACCAATGTATTCACGAGAATCAAGAACTAGGCCAGCGCGAGATTTATTACGATACTCAAATGTTTCATAAACAATAATATTTGGGTCATAATCTCTCATCAAAAGATAAAGATCATAATGATGCTGTCCGACTAATTGACCACCAACAATCGTCTCATCAGAGTAAAGCACCCAACCTGTGGTACCGCCAGGATCAAACGCCAAGATATTCATTATAGTCGCTTACCATGAAGAATAGGCCTCCCTGAATTGTATTCAATCTTTTCTTCCATGATTTCGTCAATATCGATATCAGGATAATGCTGTTTAATAGAATCAAGAATACGAATTACGCAATCTAATAGCTCTACTACGACACCCTCTGGCTTACCATGAACATAATATATTGGAACATTGCCTGCACGAATCTCTTCCACAGCCTCAGAAAGCTCACAATGCATCAATGCAATATCTTCTACCTGAGACCTGCCAATACCGTGGAAACCTTTTTCATCTGTAATTCTCCAAACAGTAGCAGCATAGTTATTAAGTGACAATATCTGTTCCATCAGTTCTCCTTAACATTCTGATCTATACCAACAATCACACAAATTACCCTCAACCCTATCAACGCCTCTACATGTAATTATATATGGGAAGCTTTCTTTTGTATAGAAACAAAACTCATACATAACAACTTTTGCTGATCCCGCCCCATTATCATAAAATGCAAATTCTGTTCCGTCATCTTTTACAACAAAAAACTCATGTTTGCATTCACTATGTTTTTCTTCATGACTTTTTCTGTCATAAATAGTTCCAATTGTCATTTAATTATCACCATACCATTTAATCATGGTTTCTCTTTATAGGAACCAATTTATCGATTATACTTGGAAGATTATTTTTAACTTCTTGCCGATAATCGCTAATTATATAACCGTTTTTTCTGAGCATTTTGAGCAGCTTTTTCTTGCCCATGATATGGATTTCAATTGATGCTGCTAAAGCTACCTTTCTTTCAAAGCTGTCCATATTGCTGAGTTTTTTCCAGTTAACAACAATTTCATTAGCTAGAGATACGCTTGTACCTGACACGGAATATTTCATTTTTTCTCCTGTAATTTCTCAACGCAACCAGCGTAACCAGCGATATCGATATATGAGTCCAAATGAAAACCATTCTGAGTCCGACTCACTTTCATCAGAATCATTAGGTTAGCAAAATCAGTAGCAGACAGAGCTACATGACCAAACTTGGTTACATGATGTTGTAAATAAATAGTCCACAGATCAGCTATCTGTTGGAAACTAGTTTTGACATCGCCATAATCCTGAGCACGCTGTCCATTGATAATGGCATCAGCAAGTTTAAGAATTGATGGTTTTTCTGACGCATGAATCTTTGTTGCTGGATTAGCCGCTGTATTAATAGGTGGAGGAGTGATATTAACTGGATTCATTAAACAGAGCTTTCTCTAGTTGGACATTTGTGAGAAACGTAAACAATTGCGTGCCTTCACTAATTTCAATTAGATCATCATCAAAGATAATGCTAAATGTAGCAGTCTTTGTTAGCTGATCCACCTTAAGCACCTTGACAGCGTACAGATTAATGTATCTCTCTGTCTGAATATTTGGCGCATCAAATACATTCACTTTAAATCTTCCCAACTTTCTCCATATGAGGATGCCACAGCAAAACTAACATAATCTCCTACCACAGAATGCGCTGATTCTAGCATACACGATTCTACAAAATCAATAACTTCTTCAACATTCTCTCGTGGGCAATCAATCATAATAGCATCATGAACTAAGTTCACAATCCTAGCATCCAAATGAGACGAAGAACCATTGAACTCGACTGCCGCAGTCAATGTCATGTCAGAAGCTGTAGACTGTGGTAGGAAAGCCAAAGCTTCATTCATGAGGTTATCTTTATTAGCCGCTGTAATTAGATTATACCGACGATGGCGCCCGAATGGCGTAATCAAATCATCACCATTAATCACAGCTTCTTTAATATCAGACTGCCATTTCACGATTTCTGGAATAACTTCAAAGAACTTCTTCATGTGCTCCCGCGCCAGCTCCACAGGAATACAGAAACCCCTAGCAATTCCGTATTCTGTTCTACCATATCCTAGTCCATAAACGTACGTTTTAACCATCGTACGCATTTCTTTCCAGGCATCCGGCTCAGTGTCGTCCTTATTCACGTTCGGATAAAGCACAGGAACAAGCTCATCGAATACGTCCCGAATGCCTTCGTTGAAGATAGGTGTGAAATAAGAATCTCCTGCTAACCAGCATAGTGTTCTTAATTCAGCTTGGCTGTAGTCAGATTGAACAAGAACACGTTCTTCTGTGGATGCCACGAACATACGCTTGATAGGAGACTTGCGTGGGATGTTTTGAAGATTTGGGTTTCTACAAGACAAGCGTCCGGTAGTTGTGCCGTGAAGAAGATAGTTTGGATGGATTCGTCCTTTGTAGAGTCGTTCCTTTGTTCCTTGGACATAAGTTTTACCTAGTTTAATTTTCGAACGGTGGTCCAGAATACGCTTCGAAAAATCTTTGACAACATCAGGAATAGCATCGCCGTCAAAATCAATGATCTTATTGAGCGTTTCTTCATTAGACGAATTAATCTTGATTCCGACTGTTTCATAAAACTCCATGATTTGCTTTGGCGAATTAGGGTTGAATCCTAACTTCTTATCAAACAAGATACCGTCACTTAATGTTAAAGCTTGATACACTAAGTTCTTCCTAGAAATCTCCGTATCTCGTTCAAATCTATCACTAAGCTGATCTAAATAATCCTCGTCCACAGACATACCGCTATGTTCAACATCTTGAAGCATATTGCTAGCTTCAATCAAAAGATTATAAGCTTCCTGTAATTCAGGATTGTTAGCAAAACGTTCTTCATACATCTTATGCAGCTCATATGTACAGTACACATCAAAAGCATTGTATTTATACAGGATATGTACTGGGATATTAGCAAAGTTTTTTGAGGTGCCAATATAGCTTTTTACTTCTGCATCATAGTCAGGCGATCCCAAATATTCTTGAGACAGATATTTAAGTCCATGAACTCCTGAACGCTCATCAAATACATAAGACGCCAGCATAGTATCATTCACAAGATTGACCTTGCCAATATGAGGACGCAGACCTTGCAAATCGAATTTGCCGTTATGAGCTAGTACGTCATGTTTAAGAAACATGAGACGCATCAAAGTATAAACATCTGTGGTAAGAGCGCTAGGAGCTAGAACTACCACAGGCTGCTCGTTATATTTGAGCCCGACGCACAACATTTCAAAACGCTCAGGATGCTCAAAAGCTAAATCTTTCTCCATAGCCGTCTCGATATCCACAGTTACAATTCCCTGTGGTAGATCGAGCAGTCTGTTCATATAAGCAATAGCATCTTGTTCTTCATCAAAAACCATAAAGCGCGGCTCGATAAACTTAGGCGCCTTGTTAACAAGTTTCCCAATATCTGTTACTAAAAATGGAAACTTGTCCTGCTGCACCATGCACAATTGAGGACTAGCTGTAGGTACCACAGGAACGCCGAGGATGCCCGCACGTAGCCTAGCGGGACCAGGCCTGTATGTCTGCCAGGCCCTCGACCCGACGGCCGTCAGCGCGGCGTCAGCGCCCAGTGAGACGCATGCCTCAGCACTCGAATTACGCACTGTATCTATAACGTAGCCTGAGCATGCCTTAATTGCTCTAGTCTTTTCTGTGGTCGATAAATCCTTAAAACCACCGCACTGTACCACAGGAATGTAGTCAAAATCTGACTTAGGGATGCCATGGAAATTAAGGACCTTCTCGAACAGCTTAATGTTGTCGCTGTTACGAATGCCACGAAAGATATCATTAGCTGTTGGAGCAGGAGTAATAGCAATAAATCGCGCGTTAGGAACTGTTTCAGCTACACATTGATTAGCTCGTAATGGGCAATTATTGCAATCAGCACCGAGTCGTTTTTGCATTAATGGGCCTCTCTTCCGTTATCGAATCTAAGATCTTCAGACATTGTTCTCCTTGGTTATCAATGAATCTGGCCCAATGTTAACTGTGGGCTCGGTCTCCATAGTATAGAGCTTCACAAACTCCAACTTAATAATAGCGGCTGTGCGTAAAAGTTGCTTAAGAGCTTCAGAGTGAAGATACTTAAAATTTGTTGACTGAATTAAAGCTTGATCATCTTCATCCAATTCAAGATAATTGTCAAAAATTGCTTCCGCTTCAGAGTGTTGAATATTTAACGGTTTGTCCACTTGTTCCTGGCACTTTCATAATTAGGCCATGAGCTTCAAGAGTAGAGAAAATTTCTGTCGCTCTCTTAGCTGGCAGTTTAAATGTACGACAAATCAGGCTACGATTTGCCCCGCCCATTTGATCGTAACTACTAATAAAATCGTAGATTTCTTTGACTAGTCTCTCATCTGCTGTATTGCCCACAGACATGATGACTTCTTCTGCAAACGTTTTCCAGCCTTCTCCATAAGACATAGCTCGGAGAAGATCGTCTAAAGTTACAGTAACTGTGGCCTCATTATCTACTTGACG